CCAATTGCTCTAACAATTCTTGAGCAGAGCGATTGTCTACTTTGGCTCGGGGTGGATTATCTTTTAGATTTAATACAAATTTAATATAAGCATCTCTAATTTCCTGTTCAACAGGAGTAGATTGTATTATATTAACAAATGATATTTTATAATTTTCTTCTTTCGAAAAAGGAAACCAAGGTGCAAATTGAAATCCATTTATAAATCCTGGACTAACCTGCACTGGAACTCCTAAGTACCAATTATCTTCATTCTTGGAATTAACTGCAGCTATTATCTGTTCGCCGTTAACTAATTTAAAATGTCTTACTTGTATATCTTCCATTAAATGTTTACTTCGTGTAGTTCGTAATCAAATTTCTCTTTACTATATATCTTAATTCTTTCTGCGGCATGTTCCAAGGTATAGTTCTTTTTAGTCTTCCAATGTAAATCATCTGCTATATCAAATACCTGTGTATCTCTATCGCTTTTTCTAAGTCCTCTACCAATAGATTGTAATACTCTTATTTGGCTCTTCGAGGGTGAAGCAAAGATTAAATTATGTAGTCTCTTTATATTTATACCTGTTGAGAACGTACCTAATGAAGCTACAATAATTGCATTGTCTTCTTTTTCTGTTATCGCGCGTACGCTCTCTCGCGTGTCCACGTCCGTCTCGCCCGAGACGTAAAAAAGCTTTCTATCTTTGCCTTTAAGTTTTTCTTTTAAGATGTTATGTAAGGGTTTTCCATGCTTTTCGACGTAATTAAACAGGATTAAAGTGTTACCTTCTTGGTCTATAGCTAGGTTAGAAACAAAATTATTTCTTGGTGTATACCTCACAATAAAGTCTAATTCTTCTTGATATTTTAATTTAGATATATCTTTGCAGTGTTCATCTTTATATTTTAACAATAACATTTTAATATCTAATTTAGCTAATTGGTCTGAATCAATCAAATCTTTTGTTGTCGTGACTTTATGTACTGGACCGAATAAACCTTCTAGGACTAATTGATGTGTTTGTGTTCCATCTAGCGTACCAGTCGTTCCCATTCTATATTCTGCTTCTGTACATTTTTCCATAATAGCAGTTAATGACTTAGCTTTAAATTGATGTGCTTCATCACCGATAACCATACCAAAATCCTGAAACCAACCAGCTGGTCTTTTGTATATGGATTGCCAAGTAGATATAACTATATTGCTATTCAATTGTTCTTTTATACCACCATGTATTTTATTTGCCCATTCTTCTACGTTCCAACTATCCTTATAACTATAATCAGCAAAGTCAGAATACATTTGTTCTACCAAAGATATAGTAGGAACTATAATAAGTATTTTCTTATTTGGTTCGTGATTGATATACCATCTGGAAGCTAAGTAAATAATTAAAGATTTACCAGAGGCAGTCGGTGATAATAATAATGAATTTTTGTTTGTTAGCGAGTGTCCTAGTGCGTTTAGCTGATAGTCCCGCGGCGTTATCGGTATTTGATTAGATGTTATATTTAAATTATCTAACCATTCTTTATTAATATATGATAGGTCTTCATTTGGTTCTAAGTCACCATACTGCTTAGAAGATGCTGTCAGGACTTCGTATTCGCGGTCTAAGGCAAATTGTTTTAGGTACTTATATAAACCAACGTATAAAGTTTTTTTACGCGGATCAAACAGTCTTATTTTTCCATCCCAGTATTTGTTTCGATACGCTGGCATAAACTTATAACCAGGAACATAAAAACAAAAATGTTCACTTAATTCCATCTCGATGCTAGGGTCAGTTTCGATATGTAAGAACGCATGGTTCTTTTTTACTATTTTTAATTGGTCCATTATATAAGTTGTTTTAATCTTTTCACAGTACTATCTATATCAGTACAAAGATAATCGTTTATGTACCAATTAATAAATTTCCATGCATAATCAGCATCATGCCACTTTAGATCATATACTAAATTTTCTAGTTGGGTTAAAGATTGCAATTGTTTAGTTGCCCAATGGTATTCAGGAAATCCATAAGAGATGATCGGTACTTGATGCATCATACATTCTATACCTGCTGTGCTATTATCTACAATAGCTACCCTTGTCTTATGTAATACATCATGAATACTAACGTAACCTTTTATTACACGAATACCTTGTTCTTCCCAGGTTTTTATTTGTTGTGATTTACCTTTCATAGAAGGATGCAATTTAACTACAACCGGAAATTTATATTGTTTTAATTTATCAACAATATGACATATTTTGGTCCAATGATTACCAAATCCAAATCCATGTACTGTTTCATCTTTCGGCTGTTGACATATAACTAATATATGATCTTTTGGAAAATTCTTTCTTAGCTTATCTTCCCATTTTAGTATAATAGAATCATCCCACTTATTTGCTTTACATTCTATTAGATATTTTATTTTATCATCATAGGAATTATTAGTATATTCTTTTCTTAATTCGCAAGGTTCTTTAAATGCTAAAGAAGAACTATTTGCATATCCAATATTATCTAAAGCAAAATGTTTACTGGTTGGTCCAGTCGGTTTTAATATTATGTTATGTGTATCGGTTGATAATTCGGATTCATGACAATGATTATATACATGAATTTCTGGCCAGAAAGACCATTCATTAGGTACATCGAGCGGATTAAATTCCGTATGACCTAATTTTTCTAAAGCTGCTTTTACTATGGGATAGTATTTTTCAGCAATATTTTCGAAACGGTAATTGTGTAATTTAAATTCCACTGGTAAACTTACGCCATTCAATCATATTCTTTATTGTTTGGTGGCGCCATTTAATGCTATCTAATATCTCTTTTAAAGCACTGCATAGTTCTTCTTGGTATGCAATTCTTTTTTGGTGTTCTTGTATAACAGGATCTGAATCATAATATTTATCCATATCGGATTTAAGTACAGTAAGTCCATTTAATGGATCGTAATTCCATCCCTTTTCGTCTAATTCGTCTTGGCTTAGCTTACCATTATAATGATTAAACTTATCTCTAAGTAATACCTTAAAGTCTAATTCTAATTGTTTTAATTTTAATCTGCTTACACTATATATCTCTAAATATTTAGAGTGAAGTTTTGCTGTTTCTCTGGATGATTCGTCCAATGCCATTTCATCAATAACATTGTCTTTTTTCCACATTTCTAATACATTTTCTAAATTCATAACTACATATTATACCACAGTTTACGTGAAAAGTAAACCCCTATCTAAATTCAAATGATGTGTATTTGAGTACTAGATCTGCTTGTACGTACTCTATATCCGTGTTTTGTGCGTTGAACTCGACAGCACTTAGGGATACTGGAAATACCCCCGAAAATGCTATTTCTTTATTTACATTATTATGAGATGATAAAATTTGTAATAGTGAATCAAACTTATAATCTTTATCTGCATCTTTCTTTTGTACAGTATTAGCTAACCAATTAAAGGTTTCTATATAGTTTTCCATATTCTCAGTAATGTTAAACCTAATAGCCAGGTCTTCGAATCCCATTCTGTCACCTGTAAATGCAAGGTTAACACCTTTATACGGGATTGGAACATCACCCAGGGAAACCCCAGGCAATGTTACGGCTGTACAGAAATATTCCAAATTTGGAAAGTCTGTGTTATTGATCTTAAAGTTAAACCCTACTGGGCTTAAAAAGTTCTTATTGGTTGTTAATGCCATGTCTTCCTAATTACTTTATGAATTCTACCAGATTTCATAAGCTTATGTAATTTCTCCATCGGACTTTTTTCTGATGGATCGGATAATAGTAGATACCAGCCTAATATCGCCCACGGCAGAAACAGTATTACTAATGCTTCTATCATGTTTCACCTCTATTATTATCATGTACTACTATTTATACGTGTTAAAAACACAAAAAAAGACCGTTATAAAAATAACGGCCTTTTCTTTGCTATAGATCTTTAGTCATATGCTGCGCGTATTGCTGACAATATTGGAAAGGTCGCACACCTTGAATCCACACGACATTCTTATAAATGCCCATGTGAAATTCCCGGTTGCAAGCTTTCAGATAGTCACGGCGAAGTTCTTTCTTGATTTCAGAATTGAATTCTCCTAAGACTACTTTTTGTTGAGCGAACGCAGAGCTAGATATGAACATAAGACCAATCAATAGTGAAAGGCTTTTCATTTCTATTCCTTATAGTGAAAACGTGGTTAACCACCTTGGTTAACAATACTATATATGCGAAAATCGCTCTTATGTCACCCTTTGTAACGAAAATATAACGAAACACCCTGCCACAAAAAAAGGGACACCGAAGTGCCCCTTTAATTGAGTATGGACTCTGGCTTACACCATGATGTCGTCAACTCTGAAGATTCTGAAGTATTGGTTACTTCTGTCAGAACCGATTGTACCATCGATTGCAACGTAAGGGTTAGCGATCATGCCGTACCTTGTTTTGAATCCCATTCTTGGTTGGAAATCGTTCTCACCAACTGCTTTGACCATAGTCAAAGGAACGTATGGGCAGTAGAATATACCAGCGTCATACGGGTTAGAACCTCTATAACCAACACAAGCGAAGTCAACAGTTGAATAAGGATCAATGTAGACCTTCATTCTTCCATTTAGTACACCTGCGAAAGTGTTACCAGTGTCATCAACATTCAAGTTAGCTGATAAAGCTGGAGTGTAGTCTA